ATCAGTGATCTTCGGAAAGTTAATGAGAGGGATATTACAGTCTCCATTGGCTAAAGCCAATGTTTTCCGTATTATCCTAAACCTGCAGCGAGCCACATAGTGGCTGTGTCTGCGGACCTGGTAAGATCGCGAAGATGGTAAATGTACCAACTCACGATACTCACCTTTCATCCAACTATCATACGTATCACAAGTCTCAGTGTTTGCGACTTTCATATATCTGTCTAGATTACTAGATAACATATTTTGAAGCCAAACATTGTCTCTTTGATCGTACAATCCCTTAAATTTCGATGTGGATTTACGAACTTGAGCCTTTTCAAGCTCAAGGACTAGCTCGTAGAATTCTGAGTTCCTAGCAATAGAAACTAAGTTTTCAATACGATCTTCTGGAATCTGAGACATAGTCTCAGACCATGAATTAGGGGTTACCTCCAATAAAGGAGCGCCACCTGTCATGCACTCTGGAAGTGCTAGTACATCGGCGACTAACTTAGCATTTCTGCTATTTAGAAGCAAACGTGTAAATCCGGGTGCTAGTTCTGAATCAGAGTAACCTCTCTCTCTGCATATCCTTAATAATTCAAGGAATTGTTCAGGATGACTATCGATTTGATCTAGTAAGTCAACTGGTAAACCAGTCACTTCTATACCATTTCTAAATAGTCTCTTAGCAAACTCGGCATTGCCGACTCTGCTTCGTGTGCTTTTTGAGAGGTTGATGGGAACACAAAGTTTAGACATAACAGAGAGATACATTTTATGTACTCTTTTGTCAGTATCTAAGTTATCATCTCCCAAGATGAGGTATCGGTAATTATCGATTCCACACTTCTTGGCACAAAATGCTTTAACAGCATGATGTGTAAGAGTTGAAACAGGCCAAGAGCTTAAAAAGCCCATAGGGTTTCCTGTGGCATAAGTTACTGGTCCATTAGGACTTTGGAACTTACGTTCCGATATTACTTTCTCCCACAAGTCTCCAACACCGTTGTGCGCTGCATTAAGCAGAACTTTCTCAAGTTTCCTTGGGAAAACGTCTGTAAATGCAGTAGCATCGGTTGTATAAAGATTGCGGCCTAACCCTTTGATAAGGTTAGGTATCTCTGACTGTCTGTACGTAACATCTCCTTCTATTTGCTTAAGCGTCTGCATAGCAGCGCTGTGTATTCCAGATAGAGCATGATTGCTCCACCAGTCTCCAATAGCGACTGTGCGGGTTTTACCCGCCTTATCACTTAGGAAGACAATTTTGGAATGCTTAAAAGAAGTAGCTTGGGGCTTGCTTTCCTCTATTTCTATTCGGTGATTTAAAACTGATGTACATAAGTTCATCAACTTTATCACAGACTTCAGCAATTCAGGATCCTGGCGTAAAGCCGTGAGATCTCTGAGAGCTGTCGCTAAAGCGGGACCATTTGGCCCTGCTTTATTAGAAAATAGAATTTTGCAAGAGATAGGTTTTGAACTTAAAAATTCAGTGCCTTTCCATGTTTTGATAAAACTGGTGATTTCCTTAATAAGGTTTTCATCAGGATATGTAACAGATGTGATGGTGCTTGTATCTAAAGAAGGTTTTAACCTTATTAGATCAATACACCTCCACACTGAAAGTACATATCTTATCTCACACACAGTTGAATTCGATCCTATTTTCCATGGTCGTAAGATCATGGGAAAATTCCGTTTTGTTTTACAAAACGGTATTGGTACGACAGTTTGCTTTAATGCTCTCTGTTGTAGTAACAATCGGTAGGCTTTAAGCCTTTTGATTGTCCATTCTCTACCCTTATGGGTAAAGTGATGGTTAACCAATGTTTCGAACTCCTTTATTCCCCTATCGAGGGGTTGGGCATGAATTACATTAACTTTACGGATGACACGCAATAAGCGTTTCAACTCTAAGGTTTTTGAAAAAATGTCCATTTGGTTATCCTTAATTAAGGCTAATCATCGCTCGCTCGGTAAACCGGTGCACAATGACG